TAGGTTGTCCTGTAGAAGTAGGGGTTGGGTAAGCTTCACGAATAAAGTTAACGTCTTTATTTAAAAGATAACTGTATGCACCATCTGCATCAATAACTGCCAAAGAATAGTTAGCCAGCCAGTCATTAGGAAGCGCAATGTATTTATTACCGTTAGTCATAGTACCCGTTACGTTTTTACGCAATGATGGCAACTGCACAGTGTTAAATATACGCCGCTCAGCCTCCATTACAAACGTAGGAATATTTTGCACGAATAAAGACTCCGTGTTCTCCGCGTAGGATTGGATTGCTTGACTAAGCTCTATGTAGTTCATTGGCCTGCCTTAACCCATTTTACCGCTAATTTTACGACCTTTAGTTGCAGCACCATAGCCACGCATCTCGCCAGCGCCATAAGGATTAACTCGTTTAGCACCGCTATCACCAATGCTTACTGACATAGCTGCAGTGGTTGGGTTCACATCTACGCCTTTAAGCGTATTTGGGTTGGGCTTAAACGCGATGTCTGCAGTGTTAGTATTGCTCATTGGTTGCTTGTATACACCAATATCGTTACCACCGCCTGATGGGTATTTAAAGCCAGTGTATGCACTAGCATCTTTGTTCTCACGAGCATGACCTAACGGGTATGAATCTGCTGGTGTTTCTTTTACAAAATCATTTTTAGCCATGATGTTATCCTTGATTTTTAACGCGAGCTAAGTTACGACCCATTGCTTTCATTGCCTCGGATGTAACGCCGCTTGATTTTTTACCGCCTGCTTGTTTACCTACGGTAGGGCCTGAATCACCTAAGTTCTTGCCTTTAGTTTTACCTTTTTTTGCTACGCCATCGGCGCCTGATTTATAAGCCATTTTAAAACTCCTTTAAGTTGTTGTTACCGTCACTATACCTACTTGTCCCACTGCAATCAAATCATTTGGTGTTAGCGGGGTATCGAAACTACTTGCACCTCCAACAGGGTTCCAACCCCATTGAAATATACGACTACCTTCTGACACTGACCCGTCAGCACTTAAGCCTGAAGCGTAGTAACTTGTATCAGGCCGTGGTTCTCTGATTGCTTGTGGGTCATTCACTGGGTACATACCCAAATGAAGCTGTGGTTGGTCAGGGTCCCAACACTCCGGACATACCAGAATGTTCACTTGTTTTAATTTAATAACAAGTTTCTTTAATTCTTTTAGCTTATACCGCTCACCACAACGGTCGCATTCGGCAATCGCATTCTTACCACTAGCATACTTAGTAGGCATGTCTTACCTCGTATAGCTCATGTTGCGTGGCACGAAACGAATCGATGCTTTTTCACGGTCCTCTTGTGCCGCTAAATCAAACTGTTGGTCGTAGTCTGCTTTTAGTCCTAATACTCGGTCCATTGGCACACCTTCAAGTTTGATAGACAAGTAGTAAGCCAAGCCTGCCACCATACATGGTATAAAGCGGAACGGAATGTCCTGTGTGTTAACACCGTCGCCTGCATTGTTTAAACGACGTAGGCGGTAGTAAATAAGAGTGTACTGCGTACCTGAAACACCTGTAGGCCAGATGTTTACGTTAGGTAGTCTAGTAACTGTCACGCTTGAACCGCTTATATGCGAGGCGGCAGTAGTACCGTTCTGCGCACGATAGCAGTTTAGTAATTGGTTTCCGCTTACATTCTGATACAGGATAGTTTCTGAATCAATGTTAATGTACCCTTGTGTAGCTAGGTTAGCTGTGCTTGCCACGTTAATGGTTGTATCTGTTGCTGAGATGGCCGCTGACAATGTAGTTGTAGCTGATGTATTAACGTTACCTGATTGACGGTCAATCCACACTTGGATAGGGCGGCCTGTAGCATTCTTGTTAGGGATGGTGCTGTAGGTAGACTCGGATATGCGGTTGATATTAATATCGGTTTGATTCTGAGCCGAGCCTGTACGAATAACAGTGTCGAGTAAGTCAATAGTATCAACAGGCAATGGGTAGCTAATCTGCCCTGCATTTATATTGATTGGGATTTGACCTTGTTCGATTGTCCACAAGTTAATGCCGCGGTTAGCCCACTCAATAGTCATCAAGTTGATGCTACGACGGGCGGTGCGGAAGTCGTAACCAGTACGAAGCTCTTTACCACAACGCTCAAATGCCTCTTCTATGAGGTCATTTAAGTCTAAATTGAATGATGATACACCAGTGGTTGCCATATGTTTTTACCAAATAATTACTATGTCAATTATGCCTAAACTTATAATAACATAATTATCGTTTTCGATTAGTTCGTATTGGACACCTATTGCGAACCCGCATATCATTCCAACACTGAACAGATGCATTATGTTACCTTCCTATATGGCTTAACTTTGCTTTTAATCTTATCAGGCTGGGCTACGAACTGCTTGCCGCTTGCTTTGCCTTTACGCTTCGCTTTGGTTGTCGCTGCATACTCTGCAGGGGTCAGGGCTTTAATCGCTTTCTCTGGCAAGTAACGCTCACCTGTTTCAGATGATTTCTTACCTGACTTGGTTGTCCATTTTTGTTCAGTCCAAGCCTTAAGCGACTTTTGGCTTTTAGCTAAACCACTCACTTATAGCCACCACCTGCGGCTTTATACTTCTTAGCTACTAGCTGTGCTTTACGAGCTGACCATTGGCCTGCACCGGTACCTTGTGTTGCAGCTGACTTAACTTGCGATACTATACGCTTCCTTAATTCAGGCTTTGTGTAGTTACCAGCAGCGTTGACATTTTTACTCGCAGGTAAACCCACTTTACCACCCTCTTTAAACAGCTCAACCTTATTAGGGTCATCCTTGCGGGTGATAATCTTTTTCTTAGGCATTTTACTTGGGGCTATATCACCCATACCACGAGACGGTCTCATGATTACACCATCTTACCGCGGGTTTTACCACGTTGAGCGCAACCATCTGCACGGCTAGAAGCTGTACCACCTTTTTTCATGTTAATGCTCATGTCGTCTTCAGTTTGCCCAATAGGGTATGTTTTTTGTTTAGGCTTAACCTTAGCCTTTGGAGCTGGAGCTGGAGGAGGTGGCGGAGGTGCAGATTTTTTTGGGGGTGTAGGTGTTGCAGACCCGTTGTCTACTTCAGCTTCCCATGCTTCTATTTTCTTAGCCATTATACTATCCGTCCTTTTGTTTTACCGCGTTGAGCACAGCCATCACCACGTGATGATGCTGTTGAAACTTTACCGCCTTTAGCCATTTTAATCGAACCACCTTTTTTCATGCCTAGTGGGTTGCTTGAACTGAACCTTGACTCTTCTTTAGGCGTGCTTTTTTCTTCTACGGTAAAGCTTCTTTCTTCGACTGGCGCTGGTGTAGCTTTAGTTTCTTCCCTTGCAGTGGTTTTTACTTCGCCTGCATCAAAGCTATTACGTGAACCTATATTACCTTGTGTAGTGTCCATGTCAGGTGTAGTTGACTTAGGCATTTTATATTCCGCTGCTTTGGCCTTGGCTTGTTTAGCGTCATATGCCTTGATTCGCGCTTCATTATCTTTCTTCCATTGGGGCTTATTAGGCTCTTTAGGGTCATAATCAGCTACAGTTTTCTTAGCTTTTTGAACCGCTTCGTAGTCCTTGATGCGTTTGAGGTTTGCTTCTTTCCAAGCTTCAGCCATTATATTATCCGTCCTTTAGTTTTACCTTTAACTTCAATACCGCCACCGCGAGCCATCTTTTTAACTTTGCCGCCGCTGCAACAAGCTTTAGTCATACCACCTTTTTTAAGAGTTGCTAGGTCAGTTTTCTTGCCGCCATGCATTTGTTTATCGTGCATACCAACGGCTTTCTTAACCATCTTCTTGTCTTGCGCCATGTCTTTCTTTGAATCTTCTTTAGCCATGATAGCTCCTTATTAACATTTCCAACGTCTTAATGACGCTGCTTTACGAGTAGGTTTGCCATTCTCGTCTTTCATTGGACCGGGCATACCTGACATACGTGCACAGAATGATTTCTTGCGAGGGCCACCTTCTGGCTGAGGAGCTTTTAAGTTAGACCCTGTTGCTGCATTATACTTTGCACGACCTTTGGCAGTAAGTCCAGCACCTTTATCGGTAGCTAGTTTCTCACCACGACCGACGGCTAATGATACACCACCTTTTTTAAAGGTCTTGCCTTTGTCAGCAGCATTAAACTCTTTGGCTACTTTAGTTGGTATTCCTACCTTCTTGGCGAACGCAGGGTTGTGCGCTGCCGCGGCCATTAGTTTTGCTTGTGGTTTACTCTTGCTCGGCATTTTTCTTAGCTTTCACAGAGAAGAAGGACTGTTTGTCTTCTTTTACTTTTTCTTTTACTTCTTTAACTTCTTTCTTAGGTTCTTCTTTATTGCCCCAACCATTTTCGTTTACTATCATGTTAGCTCCTATCCAAATACTTTATGTGCAAATTGAGTCACTACAGCGCCAAGAGCACCGCCAGCACCGCCAACCATCATTAAGACTTTCCAACCACCGCGAGCTTCTGCAAGGGTAGTGTTAA